CGCTACCGCTAAAATTTAATTTGATTTTGACTATGAGTACTATTGAATTGAGTTCTGGTGTTGGTCGAGGGGTTCCTCCCTCTAGTATGCGCGGGAAAGCTTCTGAAGTTTCTCGCTTTGTTAAGTCTCAGACGTTGGGCGTTCATGCTGTTGGCCCCTCGCCTATGGATATCGATATGGCAGTGCCGATCGATCGAAAATCAAAACCGTTGATAATTCCTAAAAAGAAAAAGACGGTCCGATTTGAAGTACCTGAGAAAACCGTTGACTTACCGGCTAAATTGGGTACTAATTTTGGTTATCACGACTTTTTAAAGCGTGATGGCGAACTCTTGCCTCCTCAAATGGATTATGATGTCTTTCCTATTGAGTATATTGTTGGTTCTCCTTGTTCCCCAGTTCGGGTTACGTCCCCGGTTTACACTGTGGTTGAGGAATCCGGCAATGTTAGGCTTGAATCGCCTTCTGCTTCTTCTGGTCTCCAATATGAGCCTGACTATGTCTCGCCTGTTGAGGTTACTCCCTCTTTCATGTTCGACAGTTTGGCTGTGTCACCGAATGATTATGCTATTTTTTATTCGGATATTTGGGATCGTATGGGTCGTGATGTGCGTGAAAGACTTTCTAAGGAAAATCCCGGTGGGGTGGAAATGCTCATGGCAGCCGATACTGACCTTTGCGGGTTTTGTTTAGGTTCAGGCAATCGCATTAAGATTCGAGATTGCGATTTTCATTACCGGTGTATGTTTGACAAGGGCTACACCATTCCGTTTCCTGAAATTGTCCGGTGCCGCTGTGATGGCGGTCCCGTTTATCGTAAAGAAATCGTTCGCATGAATTGTGACGTTTGTGGTGCCCCCCTCAATGATCGCCGACAGTGTTCTGACACTTTGTGTCGTAACCGTTGTGCGACTTGCTCTGCCGCTCTCTGGGGTGGTACTTGTCCCAAATTGTGTTTTCAGCCAGTGAAGCCTGTTAAACCGCCGTGGAAGCCAAGTCTTAAGATTTGTGAACACTATACGGCTGGGCGTTGTTGGTATGATAATTGTAAGTTTCTCCATGAGGGACCTACTAAGGAACGTGAGGTTTGCCTCGCTTTTCGAAAGGGTCGCTGTACTCGGGAACACTGCCGCTTTTCTCATGATGGGGTTGATGCTCCAGTTAAGAAAGAGAAGAAAAAATCTGCGGATGTCCCTGTTATTGTGAAGAAACCTGCCGCAACAATTAAGTTTGTTGCTGCTTCTGATGGGCCTTTGTTGTCTACAATCGCCCCAGTACCCTCAGGTATTGACCATAAGTATGTTGGTGAAGTGGCTAAAGAAGTTATTAAGCATGAGGCTCTAAATACCCTCGTTTCTATTGAGATGGGGGTTCCCTCTGCTATGATTCCTCTTTCTTTACCTACCTCACCAGCTGTTGTGAATCAGGTTGAAGTGAAACAGCCTGAGTTGGATTTGAAGCTGCTTGAAGTGAAACAAGTTGCTGATTTGAAGACTAGTCATGCCCTTGAGGATGTTATCCTCACATTTCAAAATTTAAATTTCGAGTACGTGACCCCAAAATCCCCTGGTCACGTAAATCCGGGTTATCTAGCCTATTTTCTCGAATGGCTCGGATTTCCAATGGTCGTTTCGGTCAAGTCTCAGGTTGTACGTCCGGTCGACGGGCTTAGCTCTGACTTGCGGATCGACTTTGCTAAAGCTGTTGATTTAAAACATGTGGACCCTTTGCTGGTTGTGACTAACCTCACGGAACGATTAGGTGTCCGGCTTTTTGGCTGGAACTTGATTTTACCTTGGGCTTGTGTCGACTTGGATCTACTTGTTTCTTATGAGGCTTTTTTACAGATTGTGCAAGGTCCTACTGTTTCTTTTTTGAACCTGCCTTCTATGAATTATTTGTGTTCCCATCGTTCTGATCGTGTGCTTGCTAGTGTTTCGTTGAATCGATACTTGACTACTTCACTGCGTCACGCTACTAATATGTTGGCGTTTAAGCGCAGTATGTATGATCAGTCATTCTTGTCTGGCGTTTCTTCACCACCTGTGTCTTTAAACGCAGGAGGTTTAAGTATGGGTACTATGTCGATGAGGCCTGCGGGCTTAGCTTCAACGGGCCCAGGAACGACGTCAAGTTTAAAGTATTGGATTCTAGCCGTGATCACAGGCTGCCTGTTCGGGTATCTCTGGGTTGTGAGACCAAGGGAGCTTCATATCCGCAGCCTGACTCGCGATATTTCCTTAATGTGGCCCAGGCCGTCGCTGCCCGCGTCGGTCGGGTATTGCCCGAGCGCGATCGAGATGTCGCATCCCGCTTTAAGGAATTTGTCCGGGTCTGGGTTAAGAAGAATCTCAGGCCGTTAGGTCCTGAATGCGATGTTAGCTTTGATACTTGGTTAGAGGCGTCAAGCTATACTCGCTATAAAAAACAAAGCCTTAGAGAATTATATAATCGTACAGTTGCACTCGGTGACGACGATTTTAATCCGTATAATAACTTCTGCAAGTGTTTTATTAAGGATGAAGCTTATGCTTCTTTTAAGACCCCGCGTGGTATTTTTGCCCGTAAGGACGAATTTAAACTACGTGTTGGGCCTATCTTTAAGCGAATTGAGGAAGAATTGACCAAGATTGACCATTTTATTAAGAAAATTCCGGTTAATGAACGTGCAGCGTATATTTACTCTCGTTTTGGTGATATTTCCGCTTGCTTAGGTCGGATTGATGAAAATCTTATGCGGTGTATGGCCACTGACTACACCGCTTATGAATCGTCGTTTTCGAAAGAAGTCATGAATGATTGTGAAATGATTTTATATGATTACATGACTTGTCAAATCCCTGAAGGAAAGCAATTTATGCGTCTCATTAGACATGTGTTACAGGGCACTAATGACTGCCGGTTTGCGCGCGTTCGCGCACGCTTACAGGCTGGTCGTATGTCTGGTGAGATGAATACCTCCCTTGGCAATGGGTTTACTAACCTAATGTTATTTTTGTTTGCTATGGAAGAGTTTGGTTGTGTAGATTATGACTGTCTAGTTGAAGGAGATGACGGTATAGGTGTTTATGTTGGCCCTCAGATCCCAGATAGCTTTTATGCTCAGTTGGGGTTTACTATGAAAGTTAGTTATCATCTTACCCTTAATACTGCCAGTTTTTGCGGTCAGATCTTTGATTTTGAGACTTTGACTGTGATTACTGACCCTATGAAGGTTTTGTTAAATTTTTCTTGGGTCAATATTAAGTATTTTGCAATGTCAAACAAGGTTCGTATGGGCTTAATTCGCTCTAAGGCTCTTTGTTTGATTTATCAATATCCAGGGTGTCCCATTCTCCAGGCTTTTGCTCAGAGAATGTTGACCTTGAGTGAAGGTTTTTCTCCTGTTATTGAGTCCACTAGTGATAGTTGGAAAATGCAAATTGTCGCGCAAGCTATTAAGAATCATTGTCCTGTTCGTCTTGTTTCCATGTCTTCTCGTGAGCTCATGCAGCAAGTTTTTGGGATTTCGATTCTTGACCAAGTTATTTTGGAGAATTATTTCTTAACTTTTCGCGATGTGCAACCTATTGAGCACCCTATTTTGTCTAGCTATTTTAAAATTGATTGGATTATTTATGATTTAGCTTACACTTCTGATAGGTTTGGCCCTCATATTGTTCCTTACCGGGGTCAAGGTGCTATAAGTGAAAGTCTACGTTCTTTGATTAATGTCCTCCAAGCGGAAAACTAAAACAAAGAAGAAACCAAGTAATTTGAAGAAGCGTGAGCTTAAGCGTATCGACCAAAAATTGGCCCTCCGAGCATTAGCTGCTACCACTACTAAGAAAAAGAAGCGTGGTAAGTTTAATGCTGTCCGGTTGGGTCAAAGTGTTGGCGGTATGTTTGGTCCCGGTGGTGCTATGGTCGGTAAACAGGCCGGCCTTTTGTTCCGCCAGCTCACCGGTTTTGGCGAATATAAGGTTAATCGGAACTCCTTAGCTGGGGTCGATTCCTTACCAATGTTTGCTAATACCCGTCATGGGACTGTTGTGCGACACCGCGAATTTCTTGGCGATGTCATTACCTCCTCCGTGCCTGGTGTCTTTCGTATTGATACCTTCCCTATCCAGCCTGCTCTCCTTAGTACTTTTCCTTGGTTGGCTCCTATTGCCGAACAGTTTGATGAGTATACTATCGAAGGCATGGTTTTTGAATTTAAGTCTAATAGTTATGATGCTCTTGCCTCAGTTAATACTGCTTCGGGCACTGTAATCATGACTACTCAGTATAATGTTCTTGCCCCGCCATTTACCAACAAACTTCAAATGGAGCAGTATGAATTTACTTGCTCCGAGAAACCCTCTGTTAGTATTTTGCACCCCGTTGAATGTTCACGTATTGAAACGCCTACTTCTGTTTTGACCACTCGTAGTGGTCCAGCTCCGGGTGATTTGCGTCTATATGATTGGGGTAATTTTAATATTGCTACAGTCGGTATGCAAGGTGCGTCTGTTAATGTTGGTGAGTTATGGGTTACTTACGACGTTAAGTTTTATAAACCGCGTCAATCTGCTACATCTGATGTTGCTGATCATTATACTCTGGAAGGGAAAGCTGCCTCCTTTGCTGCTGCTGGGGGGCCTAATTACCTCGGTACTATTATCGACCCGCCTTTCTTGTCTTCTTCTTCTGACATGGGTACATTTTTGACTGCTTCTTCAAGCACAAATCTGGATACCATTAATTGGCCTAATAATTATTACGGCAATGTTGCCGTTTTGTATCGTTGGTATTCGACTGCAACCAGTTTGACTCCTACACCCAACACTTCTTATAATGTGGTGGGTTCTTCACCTTCCATTGTGCCTTTGAAAATTCTCACGTCCAATGATTATATATCTTCTGGACCTTTTTCCAATCAAATGGTCACTTACACCGCTAACGGGGCTCAGATTCTTGTTCTGTTCTCCATTAACGGTGGTGGATCTATTAAAATCACAGGTGGCACCAATACTACATTGGCGTCTTTTGATTTGCTTATTATGGCGCTACCTATTTCTTTAACCAATTAGTCACGAAGTTGTCACTCTCTATTGGTAGTTCTCTAGAGTTTATTATGCACTCGTCTTTCAAAGTTCCCAGACGTTAAATAAGGAGG